TATAGAAAAATCAAATATTATACATAATTACAAGTATGATTATTCACTAGTCGAATATAACAATAACTACACAAAAGTAAAAATTATTTGTCCAATACATGGTGTGTTTGAACAATCACCAAAATGCCATTATTTAAGCGGTTGTAAAAAATGTAGCAATCTTAAGAAGTCAAACCATAAAAATTTTATTAAAAAATCTAATAAAATACATCAAAATAAATATGACTATTCCTTAACAAATTATGTAAATCAACATACTAAAGTTAAAATTATTTGTCCTATACATGGAGTTTTTGAACAAATTGCATCTAATCACACATATATGAAACATGGATGCCCAAAATGTCATTTCGATAAAGTTCGTCAAACTGACGAAGAATTTATAGAAAAATCAAAAAACATACATGGAGACAAATATGATTATTCAATAATAAAATATATAAACGCACATACAAAAATTAAAATAATATGTAAAAAACATGGTATTTTTGAACAATCACCAAGTAATCATTTATCTGGTCAAGGTTGCCCAATATGTTATGAAAGTAAAGGCGAAAAAACTATTACCAAATTGTTAAATGAAATAAACATAAAATTTATTAAACAAAAGAAATTTCAAAATTGCAAAAATATAAGACAACTACCATTTGATTTTTATCTACCAGAATACAACACATGTATAGAATTCGATGGAGAACAACATTTTAGAAGTATTGAAAAATATGGCGGAGAAAATGGTTTAAAAAATAGACAGAATAATGATAAAATAAAAACAAACTTTTGTCAAAATAATAATATAAAATTATTAAGAATAAAATTTGATGAAAAAGATAATATAATTAAAGAAAAAATATATTCCTTTATATTGAAAAGTGATTTGAAGAATAAATCTTAAAAAAAATCAACTTTTATTTAAAGAACGAATATATATTAAAATGGTTAGAATTCCACAAAAATTCATTGTGAAGCATTAAAAAGATATTAAAGGCATTAAAGGCAATAAGGCATTAAAGGCAAATATAGGCTTCATATACAAAAGAATTTAATTACGATGAGTAAAGAAATTTTAGCAGACGACTTCTTGTTCTCAGGACTAGAAGCAAATGATGAGACCATGAGTGTCTTTGATAAACAAACAACAAACAATGACGGTATCTATCGTCCAAACTTAAAAGATGCAACTGATAAAAAAATTGGTTACCGTGCAACTTTAAGATTCCTTCCAAACTTATTAGAAACAGGTAGTATTGGTTTAAGTGCAATTGAAAAACATATTCACTATGTAGATATGAAAAACGAAAGCAACTTATCAGGTTATTATGACTGTAAGAAAAATTCAGAACCAAATTGTGAAATTTGTACTGAATATTGGAAATTGAAAAATTCAAAGAATGCTGCGGATAACGAAAAAGCAGAATTAATAAAAAGAACAACTAAATATTACTCTTATGTTCTTGTTATTGAAGATGAACAAAATAAAGATTTAGTTGGTAAAATATTAGTTTATCCTTATGGTTATACTGTCAAAGAGAAAATCAACTCTGAAAGAAATGGTGAAGTCACTGGCGAACCTTGTAATGTATTTGACCTTGCAAAAGGAAAAGACTTCAAACTTATCATTAAAGAAAAAGGTGGGTTTCAAAACTACGAAGCATCTTCTTTCTTAGAAGTATCTCCAATCAAATTATATGATGAGAAAACAGGTAAATTTAGACCAGCACCAGTTGATGAAGATGGTAAAATAACAAACCCAAAAGTACAAGCAAAAATTAAAGAAGTTTTACTTAGTAGAGATGTTGATATTAATGATCACAAAGCAAAAAAGTGGGATGATGCTACACAAAATAAAGTAAATCAAGTTCTTGCAATTCTTAATGGTAATGATGTTTATATTGCTGCACAAAAAACAAAATCAGCTAAATATGATAATTCTATTCAACCTGAAACACCTTCTCCAATAGAAACTGATGCTACTGATGCTGATGATTTTTTTAGTCTTGAAGATGATGATTAAATCAAAAACATTGATTGTGAGTATTGATTAGAGTATCAATAGTAAATTATTTCTGAAGTTTGCGTATTCACATTATAAAAACCACTCATTCGAGTGGTTTTTTTCATTTTAAGTGTCGGTTCTTGTTATATTTTTGTCTTGGCAAACTTAATATATAAAAATAAATTTAAAAAATGATATTATCAAAAAAAGTTAAAATAAAAAATAAAATAATAAATGTTGATAAATTAACAAAAGGCTCATCAGCAATAATAAAAGTTAAATGTGATTATTGTGGTAAAGAAAAAAATATAAAATACAAAGAATATATTAGAAATATTAAATCTAATAATAAATTTTCTTGTTCTTATAAATGTGGTTCGTTAAAATCAAAAGAAAACAATATCAAAAAATATGGCGTAGAACATCATTTTCAATTAGATGAAGTTAAAGAAAAAATAAAAGAAACTATGATAGAAAAATATGGTGTTGAACATGTTTCAAATATAAAATCAATCAAAGAACAAAAGAAAAAAAGAAAATTAACAGAAGATGAAAAAAATAAAATATCAGAAAGTCATAAAAATAGAAATATTGATGATGTAAATATATCAAACAATCAAAGAAAAGAAACCTTGATAAAAAAATATGGTGAAGATAATATATCTAAAATAGAAGAAATAAAAAAGAAAAAAGAAAAAACATTTAATGATAAATATGATGGTTTCACATTTAATAGTAATCAACTAAATAAAAAAGTCATAGAAACATGTATTGAAAAATATGGTGTTAAAAACATAATGTTATTAGATGAAATAAAAGAAAAAATTAAAAAAACCAATTTGAAAAAATACGGTTATGAATATGCTAGTCAAAATATTGAAATAAAAAATAAAATAAAAAACACCATGTTAGAAAAATATGGAGTGGATAATATTATGTTTTCTGAAAATTTTAGAAAAACAAATTTAATTATTGGTAAAGATGAAAATTATATCAGATATATAGGCGGTAGAATAAACGAATTTAAATGTGATAACGGAAAAAATCACATTTTCGAAATTGATACAGACAATTATTTTAAAAGAAAACAAAGAAATTGTAAAATTTGTACTATATGTTTTCCAATAGATGAAAATGTATCAATAAAAGAAAAAGAATTATTAAATTATATAAAAGAAATATACAAGGGTGAAATTATAGAAAATTATAGAGATAGTATAGAAATAGATATTTTTTTACCAGATTTGAATATAGGATTTGAATTTAATGGGTTATATTGGCATAGTGACAAATTCGTTCATAAAAATAAACACATAGACAAATTAAATTTTTTTAAAGAAAAAAACATAAGAATTATTTATATTTGGGAAGATGATTGGGATTTTAAAAAAGACATTATAAAAAGCCAAATAACAAATTGGTTAAAATCAAACAATGAAAAAATATATGGTAGAAATTGTAAAATAAAACAAATAACAGATGTCTCAATTGTTAGAGAATTTTTAAACGAAAACCATATACAAGGGTTTACACACTCAACTATAAAACTTGGTTTATACTTCAATGATGAATTAGTTTCTCTAATGACTTTTGATAAAAATGAAGGTAGAAAAAAAATGAATATAGATGAGTGGAATCTTAGTAGATTTTGTAGCAAAAAATATATTAATGTAATTGGTTCTGCGGATAAACTGTTAAAATTCTTTATAAATAACAACAATGTTAAAAGAATAATAACCTATGCTGACAAAGAATGGAGTATCGGTGATTTATATTTTAAATTAGGTTTCAAATTAATTAATGAATCTAAAATAAGTTATAAATATGTTATAAATAATAAAAGAATCAATAAACAAAACTTTAATAAAAATAAACTTAAAAAAATATATAAAAACACAACAGGAAAAACAGAAAACCAAATAATGAAAGAAAATCAAATAAATAGAGTTTATGATTGTGGTCAAATGAAATTTGAAATGATTTTTTAATATATAAAGAAAATCTAAAAAATTCTATGTTATATTCATATAAAAAATATCTTTTAATATTAGAAAGTAAAAGGGAAAGACAATTAAGAGCAAAATATATTGATAAACTTGGAATGTCAGAAGATATATTTAATCAATTTTACTCCAACAAAAATGCTGAATGGTTATTGAAAATCTACTCAAATATACCAGATGATAAAAAGCAAGAAATTAATAATAAAGGTGGTAAATCACTAGTAGAAATACTATTGAAGTATGCTGAAATGTTTGATAATAATAAAGATAATGTTAGTGTTAAGCGAATATCTGATATTACTAGTTTAGATGAAATGAAACAAGTTCTAGATCAACTTAGAGATTTCGATGGTGCTGAGGATAAATTTGATGATGATATTTGGGTATTATTGAATAGTTATGAATGGTTTATATTCAAACCTTTATCTTATGAAGCATCAGAATTAGCAAATAATAAATTGAGAGATTCTAATTGGTGCACTACTTATGGTAGTGCATATTTTAAAGAACATTTAGGTCCAGAAGGAGCATTAATTTATGTATGTAACAAATTCGATAAAACTAAAGATGTTGCTATTGAATTTAATGATGATTTAATTAATGCATGGGACTGGACAGACAGCAGCACTAATTATTATTCTACATTAAGTGAACTTATTGAGGACACTTGGGAAGAAAATGAAGAACCATATGTTGTTTTAATGGAAAATCTTGAAAAATTAGAAGATGATGCTCCATCAATAGACTATGATGAAGCCAGAGAAAATGCCATGGATGAAATTATGAATTGGCAATATTCTAAATACAATGAGTTAGATATATATTATAATTATGTATGGAAACATGTTGATGATGA